TGGGTGGTCAACGGCTGAGGTGGTGGGCTCATCAGCTGTGAGGTCAACCCTGTCAAGCTGATGCTCCTCAATGATGTCCTCATGGCTGAGATAGGGATAGCTAATCATTGATCTGCTTTCTAAGAGCCTCAATCTGGCCCTCAAGCTTGAGGAGCTCATCATGGTAGTCATCCAATCTCCCAATGATGTCCTCCTGCTCTTGGCGCTCCAGGTCAAAGCGCTTGTTCGTGAACTGCCACAGCATATACATGAGGCCCACAGTAACAACAGCCACAAGGTTAGAGGGGTCTAATACCTTCTCAATGAGGTTGGGTGTGAGGGTGGGGTCAGCCATTAGAAGCTCCTTGAATTGGTTGAGATGCCAACGTTCCTGTCTCTATTGGGTCGGCGTCTAGGAGTATACGCTGAGCGTTGAACAGCGTCAGCCCAATAGTGGAAGATGCAATCATAACGCAGGGCGTCAAGAGGGTCCTCACGTCCGTCCTTCTTAGGTTGCTCTTTAGAATCCCACGCATAGCTGAGGAGCGCCTTCCTTAGGCTGTTACCAATGGCGCGCTCGCCTTTGTCCCAGACCTCCTGAGTGATGAGGTAGCGGTTGCGAGCTAAAGCGCGCTTGAGGCGCTGAACCCCATTGAGGATGTCCACCCTCACAGGGTCTGATGTGTGCCTTAACGTCATGCCAAGGCCACCCGCTCCCACCTCCTTTGACATCTCACGGAAGGCTGAGCGCCCTGTGTGGTCAGACCTAGCCTTACCCGCTTTGTCAGCCACACCGCTATCTAGCCATATTCGTGGCCCAGGAGCTGATGCCTTCTCTGAGCGTGGCCACGCCACTCTCAAAATCATCTCACACAGCTGAGCTATGGTGACCTCCTGTGGATTGATCTCATGGACTATGACTGACGCCTCACGCTCCTCATCAAACACGATAATCAGGACGCTTGGCTTCCTGAAGCCCCAATCTATAGCCACCCTCGCTGTCATCTCCTCACGATAGATGAAGTCCTCAATCACATGGCGTGAGCTATCAAACTCTTGATAGACCAAGCCTGATGGAGGCTTTGGCTTATTCATCACCATAGCCTCACGCTCATCCTCAGGCAGAAGCTTGGTGGCTTCAAACCACTCTGAGCTGAGGTTGTCTTGATTCACATAGGAGGTGAAGAGGAGAGGGTGAACACCCGCCGTCTCAGCCATCTGACACCACCACGCGTCAGCCACAGGTAGACCCACCAAGATGAGGGTGGGTGTTGGCCCTGACCTCAAGCGCCCCAAAGCCTTATGAGCTACCTCAGCGCCCAGGGTCTGACACTCATCAATGAGCGCCACGCCTGAGGTGACGTTGATCCCCTCAAGTGGGTTGTGTGAGGCGTCTCTTGTTCCTGGTCGATAGTAGGAGCGACAGAGGACCGCTGACCCTGTGTGGTTGTCAGTCCATTTGTGGAGGGTGTGGTTGTATGTCCACCCTCTTGGCGCTAACCACTTCTCAATCTCAGGCATAAGCACAGAGTTGTAGCGTGGCGTGGTGTCGGTGATGAGGAGGGAGGTGGTACCAGGGCGAACCTTGGCAACAAACCACAGCGCGAAGATTAAGGAACTCGTCTTACCTGAGCCCCACCCACAACGCGCCGCTATGATTTTATCCTTACGCCTGATCCCCCTGATGATCTCACGTTGAAGATCATTGAGGATAAAGTCCTTTCCTTCCTCACTCATGGGAGCTCCTATGTCTGTCTCAGATAGCTAATCAACCTCTCATGATTGATTGAGAGTAACTGCCTCTGATGGTTGGGCTTAAATCCATCGATGACACCTTTCCGCGCTAGCTTCCCAATTGTATCTCTTAGATAGCTTGCTGAAGCACCCTGTTGAGCATAGGGCTTTAAATGGCTGATCATTGACGTAGCGTCATTCGGCCAATTTAGCACAGCCAAGAGGGTGAGCCTGATGTGTTTAGACATTGGAGTGAGCTTGATTATATCCTCTAAGCTTTCATCTTCTGTTCGCTGTGTCTGTGGCTTGCTTACATCTATTAAGGTTGCTGATGGATGCTTTGTGACCTTGGTATGCTTAGGCAAGCTCACCACGCTGAAGAAGTCATAGGGGTTGACCATGCCTGACATGGCGCGGTCGAGCTCACCAAGTGAGGACCAGAATCCACGCCCCATAGGTGTCTGCATTCCTCCTGTATCCCTACCCCACACCATAAAGACGCTGAATGGCTGTGAGTGGTGGATAGTGGTGCTCTGTGGTGGCGCTCGATAGATGCCCAAAGCTACCACCCACAAAGCGTCAGCGCTCTTGGCGGCCTGTTGAAGCTCAAGGAGGCGTGAGCCCATGCCCTCTAAGACTTGCCCCATGATGTCATAAGGCTTTGAGACGTCCTCAAGCTTGACATAGCGGGTCTTGACTTCAAGCGCCGCCACCACCTCAGCGTCACGCTTGGCTAGGATGAGGTCGCAATACTTACCAGGGTCAGGCCATTGAGGGTGATGAGCCTCAAGCGGGTGAAGCGTCTCATGGAAGTTCCCCCACCTCGCGCTCTCTATCACGCTGATCAATAAGCCCTGAAACCTGTTATGGATTCGCGTGGTGGCTGTTTTCATATCCTGCTCAGTCCAAGCGGGTGCCAACACAGGGCGGTTGATTTTAAGTGGGTGATGTGTCATATCTGTCCTCGGCTGCTTGACACCTCCCCCGCGTGGAGCTCCTCAGGTGTACTTTGTGAAACGTGGGGGAGGAGTTGGGTTTTATGATGCCAGCTGTTTAGCGTGGCGCTTAATGTAGTCCATAACGAATGGAATACAGGATTGATGGAACCATTCACCATGAGAGTGAAGGCCACGCGTGGTGAGGTCTAGGTGAATCTCCTTTTCAAAGATTGCAGCGCCTACTATGTAGCGATCAATGGTGAGCACTAGTGGCGAGCCTACTTGTAGGGATCTAAGCCTGCGAGAAGGAGCTTTGGATGTTCCTACTTTAACCAAGTCACAGCCCTCAGCCTTGATGATATAAAGGTGATAATGACCTTTAAGCCCAACATCAATCCTATCTAGAGCTGTGGATTTATCTCTACCTGCTTTATGAGATCCTGAGCTGTCATACTGGTGAACCCCATCAATAAGCTTTCTAAAGCCTTTATGTTGGCGCTTCCACTTGTAGACTAGGTATGTTGAAATACCTGAGCGATCACATGCTTTCCTAAGTGTGTAGCCTTGTTCCAATAAGGAAGTTAATTGGCTAACTTGATCTTTTGCTCTGGGATCGTATGGAGATGAAAAAGAGCATATCTCTTGCTGAGTCCCTGCTTTAAGACCTGGCCTATGCTCAGGAGCTAAATCATTGACCAACGCCCTGAGTTGCTGATCCTTAGCTAGGTGTTCGTAAAAGGTGGCTCTAGGTATACCTAAGAACCCAAGCGCCTGTCTGATCGAGTAACCACGCTTGAGAAGATTCAACACGTCTGAGTATTTGTGATTCTTGGCTTGAGCTTGCTTCTCTCCAAAACTGAAGAGAGGTAGATCAGCTGTTGTCTCCATTATCATCTTTATCCTCCATCATCACGTTAGTCTGTTCAATCATGGCGATCACCTCAGGGATGCCGTCAGCCTTCTTAGCTGTGATCTCCACTTCCTTCTTATCGCCATAGCGGTCTGGCCTCATCTTACCTAGTAACCACATGAGCGCCTTGGTGTCATCCTTCCTCTGTATTGCTCCACGGAGCTCAACCAGCACCTGACCCTCAGCTTCATATTGAGCATCTTGAACAGCCTCAGAGAAGTCCTCATAAGCATCTATCCAATTGTAGAGGGTGCGCCTACTGAGGTGAGCGCCTACACAGGCGGCCTCTTTACTGTGCCCCACCTTCAACAGATCTAGGAAAGTCTCTGTTTTATCTTTATTTTGAGGAGCATAGGGACCAGTCCTCGCGGGCGCGTTTGTGCCATTTGTGCTTATATCACCTGCCTCACGCGCCGCTAATCCCTTCAAGTCTGATGTCTTAGTCATCTAAGTAACCTCTCAAGTATGCCCTGGCTCGCCTCATCCCAGAGTGGATGGTGTTATAATTGATCCCATGCTCCTTGGCTGTCTCCCTGATCTTTAAATCACCATAGTTCAACAGGTGATTCATGGCGATAGCCTCAAGTGGGCTTCTAGTCAGGCTCATGATGTGTGGCTTGTCCATCTCATAAATCCACTCAGCCTCCTCA